GAACCTGAGGTTCCGCTACTTCCTGAACTACCTGACGTTCCACTACTTCCTGAGGTTCCTGAACTACCAGAGGTTCCTGATATTCCACTACTACCTGACGTTCCTGAGGTCCCGCTTGAACCTGAACTACCACTACTTCCCGAAGTTCCTGAACTACCTGAAGAACCTGAACTACCGCTGGTTCCTGAACTACCTGAGATTCCTGAAGTTCCGCTTGAACCTGAGGTTCCATTTTGTCCTGAGGTTCCTGAACTACCACTAGTTCCCGATGTACCTGAGGTTCCTGAATTACCTTTTAAATCATTAACATTGATTCTATAAGTAATTGTATTTCCTGAGTTGTTGAATATTACCCAACCGTTTGAATAGTCACCCGAAAACACTGGTAACATTCCAATTGTTTCATTTGGACAATCCACACTTGAATAACTTATAACCTCACAATTTTGACCAGTTACAGGATTTCCATTTTGATATAATAATTGTCCTTCAGTATAATAATCACAAGCATCAATGTATTCAAAAATTGTAACATTGATATCCATTGAAACACCTCCAACATAGTCATTAAATCTTTCAAGGAATGGAATTGCTGTGACTGGCATGGTGTTATCCATTATATCAAATAATGGTGGGTCTTGATTCATTCCCCTTTGAATAAAGGATATAAATCTTTTGGCTTGAATTGACATGTCAGATACAACATCAATCTGATTTGACATATCATCATTGATTCTATCAGCAAATAAAATTTGAAGTGTATATGTGGTTGTGTTCATATCATAGGACACATTTTGTGGGGTAACGAACATCAAAGGATACACAGTTGTGCTTCCCGATTCGTTCATTGAGAAATCCACAAGATTTCCATGACCAAATGAATTCAAACCAACACCGACTTGAGATTGTTGATAATATTTTAAATTTTGAATTATCTTATGATATGATACATATTGTTCCATTATTTTTTCATTTGTCTTTCAATTTTTCTTATTTCTTCTTGTTCTTTGTCATGACGTTCTTTCATCATGGCCGCAATGTTCAAACATAAATACATTGGGATATCATCCATTTGTTGTATCTTTGTTATGTCTTCCTTTGCGAGTTGATAGGTGAGAGTAAAATAGAATCTAATGGTGTTTTCTTTTGAAGCCATTTTGGTAGGCTCCTCCAACCTATCATCATCAACTTGTTTACTTTGTTCGTCCAACGCAAAGAATTCTCTATATTGTTGATGTACAGAGTTGACATTAGCAAAAAAAAACCTGACACACCAAACCAATATATGATGGGTAAATCCAAAAACTCCGTTGCTCTTGAATCAATATCATCTGATTTATATTTCTCAATCTTATATTTTCCCTTCTTATCTCTTGAGGTCACTGGTCTATACAAGGTGGACATAATTAAATGAATGTTATCTTGAATATTTTCCGCTGAATAAACTTGCAAATCCACCCATGCTCCCCAAGATAATTTTGACCAATCGTTCTCCAATCCATATTCAACACCATTTAATTCAAAGGTTTCATACATTTCATCCTTATGAAAATCCTTCGCCATCTCATTTGTAATATAACTTTCCACCATTTTAACTGATGATAATGGTAAATCCCTCAATTCATTCATTGGAATATTTAGATATAACGATAATAACTCGGTTGGATTGTTCTTATAGATATCTTGTTTTCTAATGAATTGTTGGTATTGACCAATTGTCATGTGTGGTGAAACCTTAATCACCCTATCTTCAATTACTACTTCTATCATACTATTGTAATTTTTCCTGTTCTTTTATTCAATTCTGATTCCAATACATAACGAACCGCATCAATTGCGTGGTTGTTATCGTCCTCAGGTACATCAAGAAGATTTCCATCTTTGTCTTCTCTATAACGATAAGATGAAAATTCATTGATTATATTCTTTGAATCTTTTGTAATATAAACATGATGTCTGCGAATTAAATCCAATCCATGAAGAATTGTTTTCTTGGATACAGGTTTGATGTTGAATCTATTTCGTTTAACCTCCTCAATATTTTGGGGTAATGCTGAATCCGCCCATATATTCTCAACCCTTGAAATCTTCATTTTCTCCATTTCATAGATGATATCAGGAACGGTCATTCCCTTCACATACATTATTTCTTTTAAATATAACTCATCACCATTTTTATAAACGGAGACCAACGCTGTGGGGTCATTATATCCCCAGTCAATTCCCATACCCAATAACTTTGTTCCACGTGGAACCTCATCAATGATATTGAATTTGTTGAATACCAATTGTTGTGGTAAACCCCTCTCACCCATCGCATATATCCTATAAAGGTTTTCATCTTTGTCTTTTAATGATTCCAATTCTTTGATAATATTCTTATCAACAAATGGATTATCCCTCCATGTGGTTTTGAATGAATAACAATCATCCCTTTCTTCCAAATCATAAACCCATGATGTAATCTCTGATGGGTTCAAATCACAAATAACTTTATCTGTGGTTCTAAAAATTAACTGATTCCAATCTTCAATCTGAAGTTCGTTCGCTTCATTACAATACAGATAATTTCTTTTACTACCACGTAGTTTCTGTGGTTCATCAACTGAAAACCAGTTAATCATATTCTTTCCAAGAATATAATATCCATCCATTTTATGAAAGTTGGAAGGGTCATAAACCCCAAACAATTCAAGGACCTCAATTAAATCTTTTAATACGGAATTCTTTAATGCGGGAAGGGTCTTTCTAACAATGGATAATGTCTTTCCCTCTTCTTGAAGTAATCTATAAATCCAATATATCAAAATGTTATATGTTTTCCCTGAACGAGACCCACCAACAGCAACAACAAGTCGTTTGTCCAATTCATCGGACTTTAACAATTCATCAAATACTACGGTTGTTTTTACTGTCGTCATAATTTTTCATTTGAAGGTAATTCGGAATCCTCACCTGGCCATTCCAAGTCAGGATTCCAATTATTCCTCCATTGATTTTCTGATAACCTCAATCTTGATTGGGTCAACAGATGTAAGTTTTTCACCCATTGTGGATACATCCAATGATTTTTCATCCTTCCAATTGCTCTTGAACTTATTTCTCATAATCATTGACCAAAGGTTTTGGTTAAACATCTTGGATTTTCCATGAACAATCGCATCGTGAGCCCTATCATACCACCACTGTTCACAATGTTTGAGATATTCTTCATAGGTTTCTTTATACTCCTTATTTCTATCCATTAACTCATAATGGGTTGAATGGTGAATATTCAATTTAATGAATATCTCAGTTTGGTTTTTTCCCCTCATTCCACAATCAATCATTATCTCCTTCCAATCCTCAGGGAAAGTATCCTCAGCCTTTCTTCCTTGACCTCTATTGTTCTTTCTTTTATCGTCTGTATTTGACATCGTATAATTCAATTCCTTGTTTTATTCCCCCAACCATATCTTCAATACTTGGTTCACCTTTCACATTGGGGTATAAAGATAAATACGCCATGTTTATTTCTATTTTATCGTAATCTGAATACTCTGACATATCTTTACCCAAGATAATCGTTCTAAAGACCTCCCTTGCATTATTGATATGGTCTGGACTATCCAAATTATTCAATACCTGTTTTTTTCCTTTCTTACAATTGCACATCTATTTTCAATTCTTTAACAACGATTTTCATCGCTTCTTTTATATCTGTAAACGCTTGAGATACCTCAAAGTCATCTCTTAAAATTGACATCTCAATAACCTCATCAATCCCTTTAATAATCTCAATTACCGAATAACCATTTAATATGTTCCTACGAAAATAATCTTGTATCAGAACACAACATAATTCTTCCTTATCATCCTCAGACAAAGAGAAATAATTATTTAACAATTCGTCAACATTCATATACATAAATATAATCATGTTGAAAAAATTGGAAATAAAAAAACCCCAACCATAAGGTCAGGGTCTTTCCTATAATAAATCACGCATCACCGTCATCAGTTAGTTATCCACAATTTTAATTTCACTAATCCTATACCATGTACCACGATTGATGTGACTACCACCACACAAAGATACTCTAATGGTATT